ATCAAAGCCGGGATCGAAGACAAAGCCTTCGATGAGTTTTACCGATCGATGAAGGGAACGATCGAGGCCCCTCTTTCATCGGTCACCTACAAGAAATCGGTCGAAATGCTGAAGGATCGAGCGAGACAGCAAGCCCAGACTTTCGCTACCAACCTGACCGAAGCCCAACTCAATGCCATGGCTCAGACCATTGCCGATGGGCTGAAAGAGGGGTTGGGGACTCACCAGGTGGCGCGGCGCCTGGAGATGGTCAATGGCCTGGACAGCAACCGTGCCAAGACATTCCAAAAATATGTTGATGATCTGGCTGCCTCTGGGGTTACCGGGCAGAAATTGGACCGGATGAAGGAGAAGCGGTTCAAAGAGCTTTTGGGGGACCGGCGTCGAACCATTGCCCAGACGGAGGCGCGGTTCGCTACCTCCCACGCACGTCAGACCGAGGCGGTGGCGATGGGAGCGAAGTTCAAGGTGTGGATGACGGTTGGGGATGACCGGGTGTCGGAACCCTGTAAGGCGAATCAGGCGGCTGGTCCGATCCCCATCGCAGAGGCATTCCCATCCGGGCGATCGAGACCTCCAAATCACCCCAACTGCCGCTGCACACTCGGGTATGCCATGAGCAAGAAGCAGGCGGATCTGATCCACAAGGAAATCGAGGGTGAATCTTACGAGAAACCTGTTCCGCAACCGCCTAAACCCAAGGTAGTCAAGGTCAAGCCTGAGAAGATCGAAAACGCTGTTCAGCAGTTGGAGGCAGCGATTCCTGATATTCCGGAAATCCCCCTGGATCTGGAAGCGCTGGATTCAGCCGCTCTGCAAGCCCATTGGGATGAGGTTGACCGGGCCTGGGAGGCGCGGAAAGTCAATCTCGATAAGGAACTCACTTTTCATCAGGACGCCAAGAACCTGGGGGGGATGCACTCCAAGAGCATTTACAAGGATACCCAGGGGAATTCATGGCTCTTCAAGCCCCAGGCCGAAGCCTTCCGGACGCATGGAGAGGAGGCGGCTTACAAGATCGGGAGATGGATCGATCCGGATGCAGTCGAGGTGAGGGCCTGCACACTGGACGGGAAAACGGGATCGATTCAGAGGCTCATCCCGGCCAAGGATCTGACCGGTGAAATGAGCGAGATCGCGGACAGGTACCTCGACCAGGTGCAGCGGGAGCATGTGATTGACTGGTTGGTATCCAATCATGACGGTCACCCTGGACAATGGATCATCGGAACCGATGGGCACCTCTATGGGATCGACAAAGGCCAAGGCTGGAGGTTTTTCGGGAAGGATGTCCTGAATATCAACTACCACCCCAACCGGGTGCATGGCGCTCCAGAACCGCTCTACAACATGCTCTTCCGGGAGGCCAAGGCGGGCAAGTGGAATTTTACCTCAGCCAAGGCTCAACAGGCGCTGGAGTATATCAAGCGGGCTGAGGCGATCCCTGATGATGTTCTCAGGACAGCATTGGCGGAATATGCCAAAGGCAGGCCGGGGAATGCCGGTAAGTTCATCGAAGGTGTTCTTCAGCGGCGGGCGGCGCTTCGAGGAGACTTCGAGAAATACTACTCCGAGATCCTCGGGAAATCCTTCACCTTCGGGGATGAGGCTGTGGCAACGCTGGTGCCGACTGCTGAGGAGTTGGCCGAGGCCGAGTACATGGCGGCGCTGGAAAGGCACGCGGCGGAAGTGAGGAAGGCGGGGGCGCAGGGGAAGACGCTCAAGATCGACAAGGCGGATGTTGAGGACCAGAATCTCATGGTCTTTACTGAAAAGATATCCGATGGATCCACCCGGACGGTGCTAACCGGGAAGTTGCGTCCCGAAGCGGAAGACCGGTTTATCCGCGATTTTCAGGCGCGGGCTGGTGTGAGATCCTCCACAGTTGCCATCAATCCATACCATGAAACGGTTCTGAAGGCGGTCAAGACAGTCCAGACGCATTGGGGGGACAAGCAGTTCAATGTCACCACGCTCAACAACCTGTGGGATCTCAAGGACGAGCTCGACCAAGTAGCGGCAGATGCGGGGAATATCAACCAGGGGATGGCTCAGTATTACCTTGCATGGCTCAAAAAGGTGGAAGACGCGGTGGACGCTTCCAAGGCCACGCCATTATCCGGCACCTTGCAGGAGTTCAGGATTCCGGTCGTAGCAGCTCCTCGATCCGCTTCTGGTTCCGGTTATACCCTCACTCATGGTCCGGTGACCGCGACCAGGCGTGAACTGAAAGAAGGAATCACATTTGCCAGGGCTGACGATGTCTCCGAAAAAGACCTGTTTGCCCGCAGGTCTATGGCGGAAGGAACTCAGTATAACCTCGTCTTCCCAGATGGAACCAAGGCGATCTACCGGCCTTTTGGTGCGAATAACGCTTATGCCAGAGCGGGTCAGTTCGAGATCACGGTGACCGGGGAAGCTGGCAAAGAAACGGTCAGGCGCGGGCTTGATGCGTTGAAGGAGTTCGGAGTGGATACCGGATTGGCATCGGCCCTGGATGAGGAGTTGATGTACCTCCAGAAACACGCCTACCTGCGTTCACTGGACGACAGGGCGAACTACAAAAAGATGGTTGAGAAGTGGAAGACCGGGGATCTATCCACTGAGGAACGAGTCCAGGAATTGAGGAAATACCTGGAGAAAAACGGGGTTATTTTTGACGCTTCGTCCTACCAACCGGCGGGGGTATATGAGAGGGGATTCTTGGATGAGTCGATTGAAGCCGGACATCGTGTCCAGTACCGTGCCGATTTGCCGAAAGACGAGTTTGAGCGTGAGATGGGGGATTATGTGCTTCAGCATGAGGTCACGGGTGGAAATACGTTGGAATCCGCATTGGAGGCCATCCTCCAGAACTCCGGGGACATGGTTTCGACCATTGAGAAGCTGCGGGTGGGGATCAAACCGGGCGGCATGTCTCCCGAAGAGGACATGAACACCGGTGGGGCATCCTACTTTTTCACACGGATAAGAAAGCGCAACCAGACAGCAGGAAAGGGCCTTTTTTTCAAACCGGAACTTCTGAAGCGTTTGGATGCCATCAGTTACGACTCCGACAAATTTGGCAGGACAACAGGAAACACCCCACGTCAGCGGGCTTGGAACTACCAGGGGTGGAAGGCGATTGCGCAGGCCCGCAGGAGCGATGAGACTATTTTCAAATACGCTGTGAACCTCCTGGAAGGGATCGATCACATCAAGACCGGTTCGGCGGCGGAGAGGAAAAGGATCCTTGCGATCTTTCGCAAGCGCGGGATTGTGAGGTTACCAGATGGCCGGAAAGTGGAGGAGATTGTCAGGTGAATGAAGAACAACAAGCCGTAATCCGCCGGATCAATGCGGTGGGGGCGCGGTACACGGTCCATGATGAGAGTGGGGAGTATGTCACCCAGGACACCTGTGAATCCCTGGTGGTCCTCCATGAGGCCAATGGCAAGGTTTTCTTCCTGCTCAGGCCCCTGGGGTGGATCAATGGGGTTCAATACGAGCACCTGGTTGATACGGAACTGATTCACCTGGAGGCGACCATCGAGCCGCTGCATCTCAAGATGGTCCGTGACGACGGCTGGACGATCACGCTCAGCCCCCTAAATGACGACCAGAAACAGGACTGGGTGCGCTGGCGGGAGTACAAGAAGAAGCAGGCCTGGTACGACAAGATGGATGCTGAAACCATTGCCAAATGGAGAGAGATCGCCGAGGGATGGGGGAGTGACGATGCGGTTCCTGATTGAGAGCCTGCCTGTGGATCCACTCTTGGCGGATGAATGGGTACCGGCGGGAGTGTGGGTGCTCTCAGATGAGCGGGATGAATGTGTAGTTCAATATACGGAGGATGACCCGCCCTCGCAGGAGGCAGCGAGGAAGGCCCTGGAGATTGTCCAGGCCGCCTTCAAAGTATCACCGATCTTACCGGTAGACTTTCTCGACTATCACGCTCAGTCAGCGGGGAGAAACAACCGGAGTGTGTTCACAACCACGGCTTATCGAACATGTGAACAATGTGCCGAGGCGGTCATGCGTGAAATACGAGTTATCCGATCGATTGTAAAGTAACCCTTGACAAACGGGGGAGAATGAGCGATAGATAGGAGGATGGCAAGTCGATGACTTCAGCCAGCACACCAGCCGGAGCCGATGGCTCCACTGCAACAGGCGCCGATGGCGCACAGGACGCGGCAGGGACCTCTGCTGAGTTCGATTCCTGGATGGCACAACAGAGCGAGGATGTCAGGAAGAAGATCCTGGACTGGCATGAATCGCAGGTGAAGCCGCTCAAGAATGCCCATGAGCGGGGCAAGGCTGAGCGGGCAGAGCTCAAGGCCGAACTGGAACGGATCCGCAAGGACAAGTCCCTGGATGCCGAACAGAAGGCTGCCGCGATTCAAGAGCAACTCGATAAAGCCAGCCGTAAGGCGGCCTTTTACGAGGCACTCCCTCCAGAGATCACGGACCGGTCAGCCGCCATGGTTCTAGCCGAACATGATGGCTTGATCCGGTCAGACGGTTCCTGCGATTTCGCCAAACTGAAGGAACTCCATCCAGCATTGTTCACCGTTCCCCCGAACACGCCCGGCTTTGCGGGCGCGGGGACCGGGCAAAAACCGAAACCGGCGAAGGACATGAATGCCTGGATGCGGCGGTCTTTGATGCGCCAATAAACCCGGGTTAAAAAGGTCACCGCCGGGCTGAAGGAGTCCAGGCGATGCCCTACAACAGTTACATGGACCGGACCAACGACGTTGGCGCGTTGGTACCGGATGAAGTTGAAAAAGAAATTTTCGCGGCGGTACCAGAGAATTCCTTTGTGATGCGTCTGGGCCGCCGCTTGCGTGATATGGCGACCCATGAAAAGGATCTGCGGGTCCTGGATGGGTTGATCACGGCCTACTTTGTGGGCGCTACCACCGCTATCTCGGGCGACAATGCCCGTCTTCAAACCAGCGAGGTTTCCTGGGCGAATAAAACGATCCGGGCCGCGAAGCTGGGGGTGATTGTTCCGATCCCTATCGATGTCCTGGATGACCAGGAATATGACCTGTGGAGCGAGATCAAACCCCAGTTGGTGGAAGCCTTTGGTGCAGCCTTTGATGCGGCTGTTCTGTATGGGACTAATGCTCCATCCGACTGGCCGACCAATCTGGTTGCCGGTGCTACCGCAGCGGGAAACACGGTGTCCCTGGCGGCCTGCACCGACCTGTATGACGCGGTCCTGTCCGAGGATGGCGTGATTTCCAAGATTGAAAATTGTGGGTATATGGTGAACGGTCACATCGCCTACATGGGAATGCGCTCGCGGATGCGTGGGGCGCGTGACTCGAATGGACACCCACTCTTTTCGACAGATCCAACCAATCCGACCAAGTATGCCTTTGACGGAGAGACGGTGTACTTCCCCAGGAATGGTGTGGTGAATCCAGCCATCAGCCTGGATGTTTGTGGTGACTGGAGCCAGTTGGTGTACTCCATGCGTAAGGGGATCCAGTACAAGATGCTGGAGGAAGCCCCGATTTACGACAACACCGGCACCCTCCAATTCAACCTGGCTCAAGACGATATGGTGGCTCTTAGGGCTGTCATGCGTCTGGGTTGGGAACTTCCCACTCCTCCGAATCGTCTGGACGCCACCCCATATCCGTTTGGCGTTCTGACCGCGTAGGAGGGAAAACCATGAACCCAAAAACCAAAAAAGTCATTCTGATTCTGATGCTTCTGCTCCCGGTGTTCGCGCTGGGAGCATGGTATCCAGTCAACCCTCGAAATGGAGACATGCAGACAGACGCAGGCGGTTCTGTCCGAGCACAACAGGTCCATGTGGCCCACTTCCGATGGGCTTCTCCGGACGTGGCGGCGGCCACCACGGTGTGTGATGTCACCCCCACGGCGGGAGTGGCCCGTCTTGTGACCGGAGCAACGCTAACCAACCCGGATGTGTGTCGTGGCCTGGTGGTCAAGGCACCGACCTCCTATTCGGGTGTTGTGGACGTGACCGGGACCAATTTCGCCGGAGCAGTGATCACCGAGGCCTTCACCCTGTCCGGAACCAACACCACGACTGGGAACAAGGCCTTCAAGACTGTCACATCAGTGGAGGTTCCGGCCAACGAACAGATCCAAGTCGGGACAAGTGACAAACTCGGACTTCCGTATATGAGCGCTTACACCTGTGTGCTGGACACGTATCTCAACAACGCGCGGGAGAGCACGGCGGCCACGGTTGCCAGGGACGCGGATGAGCTCGAGAAAAATACGCTCGATCTCAACTCGTCTTTGAACAACACCCAGGTAGACGTGTTTTTCACCTGGTATTGATCCAGTTGGATCAAACGGTACTAAGGAGGCCCAAAGACTATGGGCTGGTACAAACCACAACCATTCAACATCAGCGAGGAAATGCGCAAGAAGCAGAAGGCGGGAACCTTGACTGCCAAGGCGCTCGAATTGCGCAAGCAGGCCAACGCGGTCAAGGCGGTGATGGCCGAGGCTGTCAAGAAGTTTAAGGCAGCGGATGACAAGGCCACCAAAGCCGAGAAAGAGGCTGCCAAGGCCGGGACCGAGAAGACAAATGCTCCGGAAGGGGATTCCGGGGGAGAAGGGAAGGAATAACAGATGGCAATCACAGCGACACTGGTAAATACGTTAACCACCTCGGAGACCGTGACCGGACTGAAGGTATCGGCTTCGAGTGTCACGCATTCAGATTCACAGAGCCACACTCTGAGCGCGGCCACCACGCCACCGGCCACCAAGCACGTGGCCAAAACCGTGGCCCTGGATGCGGGGGCGGCCACCATTGATCTGACGGCATTAACCGCCTGGGGAACCAACGGGCTGACCGAGAATTGCAATGGTCTGAAGTTGCAGATTTTCCGGGCCAAGGCCACGGCTGGCAACGCCAATCCGATCACGATCGCCACGGGAGCCAGCAATGGCTATGACGCTTTCGGGGCGGACTGGTCGATTAGCCTCAAAGCCGGACAGGAAGTGACCCTGTATGGCAATGATGCGACCCCGGATGTGGATGGAACGCACAAGACGATTGACCTGGCCGGAACACTGACTCAATCGATCGATATTGAGATGGTGTTCGGATAAGGCCATGGCCACAACTGCTGAGGATATCGCAGCGATCCGCCGGATGACCAACGAGGAGAGCGACGGTCTCTATTCGGATGCCGTGCTCACCTCATTGATCGAGGCGAATCCGGTTCCAGACAGCGAGGGGAGACTTCCCAGCCATGAGGATTGGGAGGCCACCTACGATCTGAATGCGACGGCCTCACAGATATGGGCTGAAAAGGCGGGCCGTCTGACGGGCGAAACGGACTTCGCGGCGGACGGCGGATCTTATTCGCGCAGTCAGTTGTATGAGATGGCCATCAAGCAATCGCGTTTCTACCAGGCCCGGGCCTTTGTCCGGACGATGGAATTCCAGCGTCCACGGGTGAAGAACCGGTACTCGGGAGGGTACTCGCACGGCGCTTACGACGTGGCGGCAACTCATGGCACTCACTGACAGCATTCAATCCATGCGGGCGGCGGCGGAAGCCTCGCTGTTCGATGTCTGTCTGCTGGGGATTGCTCCCCAGGAGGGGGGTCTCGAGCCGGGGCATCTTCCGGTGGTGTGGGGAACTACTCCGGTCAAGTGCGGGGTGACCATTTCCACGCCACGCGAAGCCAAGGACGGGAGCCAGGTGGATTTGGGGACGATCCTGATCCGTTTCGCATACACGCAGGACCTGACCGGGGTCACGCATATCCGGCTGACCACAAGGATGGGGACGGCGCTGCCAGAACCAGAGGACTACGCCCTGGAGGGAACGCCGGGATATGGGTCCACGGTCCGGTTTGCCCAGGCGCAGCGGGTGACGGGAGGATCTGTGAAATGAGTCAGACGATCAAGATTTCCTCCAAGTTCACGGACAGGACGGATGTGACCATTGCCAAGTTGACCCACGCCACGGATTACGCGCTCAAGAGCATGGCTTTCCGGATGGCCACGCTCGCCAAGAGGCCACCCCCGAAGGGGTCTCCAGTGGCGGGAGTGCGGGTGCCGGAATGGTCCTGGGTCAAGAAGACCAAGGAAAAGAAAAAGGGCGCTCACAACCGTGATTCGATCCGTCCGGAGAAGGCGGAGCATCTCAAGTATGTGGTCAGGACCGAGACCGGGTACGGAGGGTTCCTCGAACTGGGGACCTCCAAGATGCCCGCGAGGCCCTATCTCGCTCCGGCTTTCAAGGAGGCCAAGAGCGAGTTTATCAGCGACTTGAAGGATGGGCTTGAGGCGGCATGAACGACCCGATTCAGATCATCTATGAGTTCCTGAGTGAGGAGGGAACCCCATTAGCCACGCTGCTGGGAGGGCGGATCTGGTCGCCCGTGGTGGCGGCTGGATTCAAGAACGAGGCTCCGGCGATTGTGTTTCATCCGAGCGAGGAATCGCCTGAAGCCCCGGCGAATGTGATCGCCAACAGCATTGTTTTCAAGTGCTACGGCGGGGCAGCGACCTTCCAGAGTTCGCGGAATGTGGCGACTCAACTCTACAACCGTTTGCACGGGGCGCGAGGGCAGACGGATGAGGGCGCGATCATGATGGCCCGTTGCAAGAACATGTTCCAGGGGGGGGAGGATCCGGACACGGGTTGGCCCTTCCATGTCGCAATCTACGAGATCGTAACGCAATAACCCAAGGAGGTTTTCAGAATAATGGCGGCATTCGAGACACAAACCAACAGGATTACCGCAGTGGCGATTCACCTGACCGCAGAGACGGCGGTCCCGACACTTCCGGCGGCGGGAGCGAGTATGGACTGGAGTGCTGAACCGGATGGATGGAAGGAGATCGGCTTCAAGTTCGCGGAAGACGCCTTCACGGTCAGCAAGAACGACCAGAAGCGGATTATAGTGCAACCACCGGGTGTACCCAACAAGACCAGGGTGATTGAGCTCCCGGAGACCATCGATGCGGCTGAGTTCACGGCCTATGAGATCGGTGGCCTGGTGTTCGGTTACGCGACCAACTACACCGAGGTCAACGGGGTCTATACGCCCAACACAGCGGGGCATACGACCTATCGCGCACTCATCATCGAGTACGGCGGGGTAGGTCTCAAGTATTTCCCGAAGGTCACCATCTCGGTGGATTGGCCGACGGGCGGGATTTGGACGCTGGGTACACAAAAGGGAAAGATCGAGGTCTTTGGGACCTCCACGATTCCAGCCGGCGCGCAGTGGCACCAATACCAGTAAAACCTCACCCCCCTGGCCCCCCTCTCCCGCGAGGAGAGGGGGGAAGGGGAGAAGCGAGGGGGAAACGGAGAGGAGAGTCTCATGACACCACCCAAGATGGAGAATACCGGATCGAGTGATCAGGAAATCCTGGACAAGGCCAAATGCACGATTGAGATCGGCGGGAAGA